CACAAACTATTGATGATAAAGATATTAAGGAGACAGTAGATGCGTAAATATGTATCTAAAAAGAAGTTGCGTAAGTATATTAGTCGGTTAGAAAGCGCTAAAACAAATGCTGATATTCGTGCTACTAGTGCATCAGTAGTTGCTATTACTATTGAAAAAGAAAATCTTCAACTTAAGCGACTTATTAAAGGTTTAGAAAACCAGTTAAGTATTAAGAAGTCTGCAGATAAAACTATGGATGAGTTTGATAAGAGTCTGAAGCATTATGAATGGCAAGAACCTAAGAAGACTAAGGGTAGTCAGTTCAAGTCTGACTGGAAGATTCACCCTAATAAGGATAAGTATGATAAGCCTCGTTGGACTAACGAGTTTCCTAACTGGGAAAATTAAATAAAAAAAAAGACCCCCCAAGGAATAATCCAAGGGGGGTTCTTTTATATCTATTAACTAGGCATCTTTGTTAACTGTAGGTCTACATCATTGTATTGGGAAGCCCAACCAAGATACTTCTTGCCCCAGTTTTTTGTAAAGAATTCTATGTGCTCTAGACCAACATAATTCGGTCGTGGAGCATCGGTAGTGATAACAACATCTTTCTTATCTGACTGTAAAGCAACATGCCCATATAAGCCACCTTCCCAAAAGTGTGGTGCACCGATAGGAGCCTTAGAAGCATCTGTGTGGCGATGCTTAGCAGGTACATGATTCCATGCATCAATAGCAGAATTATATTTGGGAGGAAGTCCCCAAGCATTCTGGCAGGTGCGATGGCAGTAGCCAAGATAGCCATTCTTTTCATTCAAACGCCACACATTCATGTGTGAGAATGCTTGTGTACCAGTAATTCGACTAACCGACATAAGTCTCATCACCTTTACCATAACGCCCATCTGCTGGATTTAGCCAGTTGATAAGGACTGGAATGGCTGCTGTAAGGCCCACAGAGGCTACTACAGGCAAGTTTAGGGCACTTGGGTTACTAACTACCCAAGCAAGAGAAGCAGCCACACCGACCTTTACAGCGCTTGCTAGAGGGCTAGAGGCTAGCCAATACAAAAAGTGTTCCATTAGAACTTCCTAACTGTTACCATAATCATGCCACCAAAACCAACATTATTCTTGTCAGAAGATGACTCATTGAAAAATTCTACAGACTCAATGATGCCATTATAAACTTCATCAGTTCTGTAGTCTTGCACTAAAACAAAATCTCCAGTCTCTTCCAACAATTCAAGAGCATGAAGAGCATCATAGGACCTACCACGATAACCAAACTCAATATTAAAGTTATCCATCTCCAAGTCAAAACATGATAACGGATACTGTATCAGCCTCTGTCTAGGGGCAGCAGGTAGAGACTTCAACTGGTATGACTCCAAAATAGGATAATCAATATTAGGTGATGCGTTAGTGAACGTAAAACGTAAACCTAAAGACTCTTGAGGAGTATTAGGATACTTCAGTTCAATATCGTTACCTAAACCATCACCAGTCAATGTTGCAATATCGTAACGGTTGCCTAAATAGTCTACAGTCTGCAAACCAATACTGTCACCTGAACCAATGTAAGCATTGGTACGTAGATACTTGAAAAACTTGGACTCTGCAGTAGCATAACGAATAAGCCCAGTTTCAATATATCCACTGGAACGCTTCAGCGAAGGATTCTCTAATACAAGTTCACCAGTAGAACCACCTTCAGCATTAATTACCATGCGGTCATTAATGTGATATACGTGTTGACCAGTGCGACTAGCACCACCCGAATCATATTCAAGGTCGTATGCCCAAGGGAATGTGCCATCATCGAATGCTGTAGATAAATCTACACGAATAAGGATAGCGTGCGTTGCACCATTTTCTGCAAGGACAGTAGTGGAAGCATAAACAAACTTTTCATTAGTGATAACATCAGTAACATCATAGTCTGAAGGGAACAGTAGAGGACTGAGAGTAACAGTGCCATACAAGTCTACTTCACAAATACGAATACCTTTATTGGTTGCTACACAAAGATACCCAAGATAATATTTGAGACAGTTAATTGTTTCACCAAAAGGTAGTGAGGCAACCATTTCTGCACCAGCAACGTCAGGCAGGAAAGTAGTATCGTTAAAACCGATAGACCAAATTTCACCAGTCTTACCAGTATTACCTGCAGCATAAAGATGCGAAGGTCCACTAGTAATAGCAGTCCAGTTAAACTTAGTATTAATATGAGTCTTGCTTCCTAGCGTATTTCCAGTATTCAAATCTGTACTACCAGCAGTGTGAGGATTTGCACCACTAGAAGTATGCGTAGTATCAAGAAGCCACAACACATTATCGATACCAGCCCACAGATAACCCTTCTCATATTTCACATAAACTGAAGCATCAGATGCAGGATTATAGTGATACATAATAGTATCAGCATCAGTAGTTACACTACCCTTGTGAATAGCCCTGCTACATGCAGCATAGTAACTATCACCATCAGCAGTAATAGACTTGAAAGGATAAGAACTATGGCTAGCCAAACTATTACTCACATAAGATGTAGTAGTCATAGAGCCACCATCAGCAGCAGGAAGAAGAATCTTTTTCAACGCACCAGTGGAGTCACCATTGACTAGACATTCCGTAGTGCCCGTGTATGCGGCAGCAGCACGAATAGCAACACCATCAGTATAGGCAGTGTAGCAGTCATTCAACATACCAACCTGACCGATAGTCCAAATGTCTACACCACGAGAATCCTTGAAACGGTGAGTGATATGCGTAGCATCCAAGCCAGGTTCAAAATATTTGATACCTGCACCATGATGCCAAGAGGTTTGCGACCGAAGCCACCAACCAAGCAGAGTCTGCTCACCAGGTTCTGTAGACGCATCAAACTGGTCCTTACGGTATTGTGCAGTCTGACGCTGATACTTGTTCTGATTGTTGGCAGAAATAACAAAACCAATATCTGCAATAGAAACATCGTAACTTACATTAGTAAGTTCAAAAGTTTTATTAGACTTTGGACGAGTTAAATCGTACTGTAAATCTTCAGTAATATCTTTAGTGACAGTAGAAACAAGTTCTGCTACAGCAGTAGATGAAGTACCAGTAGCAGTAGACTTTACAGTAAACTGTGTACTAGTTGCGGTATTTACACTAAAATATGCAGCAACAGAAGACGTAGCAACATTTGGAGTATTATATCCTGCAGTGGTTGCACCAGAAACTGTAATCTTGTCACCTGCAGTGAACGTATTCGCTCCAGTATAAGTTACTAAAGCACCAGCACCAGAACCACTACTAGATATGGCTGTGACAAAAACTGGTGTAGCCATTACGCTACCTCATAAGTTCCAGAAATAAGTAGAACATCACTAGTTCCCCAAGTGAAAGGAACTGTAGTAGTTAGAGGACGTGAAGTAGCACCAGCAGTGGCAGGAGTAGCAAGAGGAGTAACACTTCTATCTGTACCAATAGCAACCTCGCCAGCATAACGGTTACCAGAACCACCAACCCAAGCGATACATTGACCAACAGTATTAGCAATAGGAGAACCAGGAGTAGAAGACAAGTAGAATGATACACCTGAAGAACCAAAACTAGCAGTTGATGAACTTGATGCGTAAGTAACAGAAATTCGGAAGTGAATAGTTTTACCAACTTGGCTATATGCAGCAGCAACAGTAGCATTACCAGCAGAAGCACCTGTACCGCTCCAAACAGGAGTCCAAGAAGTCCATGCTCCAGGATTAGAAATTTTACCGTTAAGTTGCGTCTGAATATTAGATGTTACACCATCAAGATATGAAACTTCCACAGCAGTAATAGTAGCAGATTCTGCAGAAATAATTCCAGCAGAACCCATAGTCAAAGTGTTACCTGCCGAGATAGATATAGGAGTAGCAGAAATAGTTCCACCACTAATAGTCGCACCACTAACAGTTCCACCACTAATAGCAGGAGCAGAAAATGTACCATTACTCACAGTAGGAGTAGAAATAGTTGGTGTATTAATAGTCGGAGACGTAAGAGTTTTAAGTGTTAACGTCTGAGCCTTCAATGTGCCAACAACAACACCCTCATCAGCACCAATACCATGAAGAGTCTTAGTAATATTAGTAGTAGTAACACCTGGATTTTCACCATTGTTAATAATACTATAAGCACCAACAGCCTCAATATGAGACTGAGCCTCACCAAGGTCACGACCAGTAACCATGTGGCGAACAACAGAACCATTACTATGAGACTGTGCAGTAGTACCATCTTGACCACGAGTAACATTCAACTGTCCAGCAACACCAGTACTAGACGTTACAGTAACAATTTCTTCAGTAGCCAAATCAGGGTCAATGACAAGAGTATAAGGATACGTAGTAGGAAGAGTAGAACCACTATCCAAAGTAATAATAGTAGCCGAAGAGTTCACACCACCAGACATACTAAGAGTACGCTTCTCCACAGTGGACTTAAAAATTCTAGCAGACATATTTACCTCGTATAGTGGACACGGATATTGTAACGTGAATCAAGTTTATTCGCTTCTTCCTGCAGACGCTGCTGATACAGCGCATACAAGTATTTAGCAGATGCAGTACCTGCACCATAAGAGCGACCAGCAACTTGGGACTGTTGGTCCGCCTCAGCAGAACCAAATGTGAGACGACCAGGGTCAATGAAAGAAATTAGTTTAGCAGTAGCACCAAGAGTAATAACGTCCTTCGCAGATTCTGGAAGACCAGTAGTAATAGCAAAGTCATCATTATTGCTTTCAAGTATTGAGGGTTCAGAACCATAAAATACTTGAATAGTACGACCAGGGGGA